GATAAATATGGTAAAACTGCGTTTTTAAGCGCACCTTTCTCAATTCCAACAGCCAAAGGTCGGTATTCCCGCATCTTCAATAGGATCGTTGCCGCAGTCTCACGGATGTCCCAACGCCCAAAGACAATCTCTTTGACAAACCATTTGCCATCATCCGTTACCTTTACAACAGCAATAGCAGTCTGGTCTAGTCTTTTCTTGGAGTTAGCCGCTTGTTTGGCAACTTCCTCAAATCCTGCCAAGTCACAGGCTATGTAGTAACTGCCGAATTCAGGCTCAACCCCGTATTTAATCCATTCTTCCTTGAAGATGTCGCTACCAGCATTGGTAAAGGATGCCATGTATTCTTGCTTGAAAGCAAAGGAAGACAGGGTTTTCTTGGCTGACTCAATCTCAGTAGGGTCAATCAGGGGGTTGTCTTTTGTGGTGAAGTGCCAAGATTTCCAGTCCTTATCCTCTTCGCTTTCGCCCAATCTAAAGAGATCGTAAAACCAGTTTCTTCCTTTGGGAGTTCCAATAAACATGGCTCTTCCTTTTTTATCGGAGAGAGAGGCTCGGATAACTTGTTCCCACGCTTCGGGCTTGATGTCCGCAACTTCGTCAAGGACTGCGTAGGTGAGGGAGACTCCACGGAGGGTATCGGGTCTATCAGCACCTCGGACGTAGATGGTTGCTCCGTTGATGGTGGTGATGTTTTGATTGTTGATGTGGGCATTTTGAATTACCTCCCTGCCTAGTTCCAATAATACGTCCCAAATAATCTGCCTTGCTTGCCCGTTTGTTGGGGCTACATAAAGCACAGCAGAACCTTGAGTACACTTTAAAGCCTCAATGATAAGAGTTGTGGCGGCAAGTCTTGACTTCCCACAGCGGCGTCCAGCCGCTATAACCTTGAAGCGAGTCTGGTCTTTAAAAACTGTCTCCTGCCACGGGAGGAGTTGGAAATTTAAGTCAGACATGATATTTATTTCCTTTTAGGATGTTTTCTTTTTTTGGAATGACTCGTAGATTCCAAGGAACATGGAGTCCAGATACAGTTTTTCCTTTTAATGGAACTATGTGGTCAACATCCCAAGCAATCTCACTATGTTTACTTCTCATAGCGGCAACTTGATAAAGGCACTTTATGTGCAGTTTCTCAAAAGGACTTAGCCATTTTGGAGTTCTAAGCATCTTGGCTGAATGATTAAAGGCAGTATTGGCATTGACTTTGCCTTTATTGTTTTTTTGCCATCTAGTTGCTATCTCTTGGAGTTTTTCTCTTTGTTTCTCAGCATAAGAAGCCATGTATTCCTTGCGAGATTCTGAGTTATTGCGCTCTGCTTCACAGGAAATACATTCTGCTTTGGCTGTCCGTCTTTCGGCAATATGCCCATATTTACAGGGCTTACCAGTAAAGTAGGTAGGCTTCCCGTCTAGCATTGCTTGTTTGCGTTCTGCCGCCCTAGTCATTCTTAGCCTCTATGTCTTCAGCATCTATGGTTTCAGGGGTATGCGAAATCTCGCCTATTCCAGTAATGTTGATAGTTACAGCACTACGGGTTTTGCCTTCTTTCTCAAACATACTGACTGGCAACATTCTGTCCATACAGAGTTTAATAGCGGCTAGTTGGGCAGGGTGTTCATCATTAAGGGCTATCTCTACTGCTTTGTGGACAACTCTAGAACCTGCGCTGTTTATCAGAAGGTTCTTTAATTCTTTAAGTTGGGCAGTCTCAGTCTTGGGAAGGGTGATGAGTTCAGGCTTATCAGCATAACTGGTAAGGGAGAACTGTTTGTTGGTAGCCCCCTTTGGTCTACCACGGGTTTTTACAACTTTTTCCACTCTTCAAATGATAGTTTTACAGCGTTAGGGTCACCAGCCTCTTTTTCATGTTCGTATTGAGCACGACTGTTTATCTCTCTACTTTCTTCTCTCATTTTGTCTGCTTCTTTTGTTACTTTTCTATCGTATTGCCCAACACCATACATACCGCCAGCAATGCCTGCACCGCCCACAAGTTCTTTTGCTAATCTTGTAACACCGCCGCCGCTACCACTCATACCACCCTCTATAGGCATAAGTTCATCACCACGCTTGGGGAAACCTTTAGGCATACATTGCTCCTTGACAATAAGTTGTGTATCGCATTATGAACTAGATTTATTTGTTGAACAATAGGGTAATCCCTGATATAGTTAAGACAACGGGGGCATGACCCACCCCTCTATGCGGTTGAGCCGACCAAGTAGGATAAACGTAGTGAACTGGGCGAGTTTCTAGTAACCCTCTGCTAATGTTGTGATAACACCGCAGACAAGGCGAACGGGGCAACGTTGCTTAGGCTTCCACTGTCTGACAAACATGGAGGTAACTTAGATAAACGAGAGGCTCTCTCTTCTTGAGATTACCTGTATATACGGGTTACAGGCTATCGTCCGTAACTCGTAAGTCAAGGACGGGAAGAAGGCAAGGAAGACTACTAGTTAATAGGACAAGTCTTTTCTAACAATAAGTCTAAATTGGCTTTTCTTGTGGGGGAGAGGCTCTCCTTTCCTTCCAAGGAATAGAGACTCGTTAACAATATTCCCAAATTACCCTAACTTGTGGATACGAGGCTCCCACAAATATTACACAGCACGACTACCCCCTCCCCCCCATACATAAGTAAGCACTAACTAACTTAGATGTTAGCAACCACTAACTAGTATGTTAGCAAGCACTAACTAACTTATGCGAAGTAAGCACACACTAACTAAGCAGGTTAGTAGATACTAACTTGGTGGTAAGTGAGCACTCACTAACTTAGTGTATTAGGGGCATGCATCATAACGCACACACCTAGAAAACCCCTATAGAATCCATGCACAATAATGCATATGATACTTATTAGTTACAATAGTATTTAACTATCTATATATGTAAACTGATAGGAAATATTATTGATAACCTAGGGTTTGTCCTAGTTACCAAATAATGCGAGCGCCGTTATATTTAGTACACGCGCTGGACGTTATCCAGTATTTTTAATAGGCGAATTTAATATGCGTAATTTATCTCTCTACTACTTCACCGATCCTGGTCATGGCTGGGTAGGCGTAAAAATCCAATTACTAAAAACCCTAGGGATAGCGGACAAGATTAGCCACTATTCATACATGCGCGGCGCGAGCGCTTATCTTGAAGAAGATTGTGACCTGGGGCTACTGTATACCACGTGCGACGCGCTGGGGATCACAATTGACCTAAAACCCAAGCATACTAATAATCGTAGCCCTATTCGTTCTTATGCTACTTATCGTGCGGAGAACGTACCATGCTAAAAATATCCGTTACTTCAAAATTGGACGGGATTCGGTCATGGTCACTTCAGGCTATAGACACGTGTCCAGGATCAATTAAAGCGCCTGGCGAACTAGTTGACGCATGCAAAGGATGCTACGCGACGACGGGTAACTATAACTACCCGAACGTTAAAGCGCCGCGCTTACACAATCGAACGGACTGGGAGCGCTTGTCATGGGTTGACGACATGGTAGCCGAACTAAATAATGACCGCTATTTTAGGTGGTTCGATTCGGGCGACGTGTACCACGTAGCGCTTGCGGAGAAAATTCTCGAAGTAATGACGCGCACGCCTTGGGTAAAACATTGGCTACCCACACGTATGCATAAATTCCCTAAATTTAGACACGTGCTCGAATCCATGCAATCGCTTGATAACGTCATGGTTCGGTTTTCCAGTGATAGCGTAACGGGCGAATATATTGACGGGTTACATGGTAGCGTTATTGGCCCGAGCGCCGATACTTATGCGGATCATGCTGGATCGTCATTGTGTCGCGCTTATGAGCACGGCGGGAAATGTTCGGGTTGTCGCGCTTGCTGGGATAAAAACGTGCCATTAATATGCTATCCCGCGCACGGCGCCAAAATGCATAAAGTAATTCGGATTATGTCCGCATAGTTCGCATTGTGTAGCCCGTTTTCCAGCGGGTTATGCTATGCGCGCTCGCGTATACGTTCACCCGTACGCTACGGGATTAATAGGTTTAAATATGCGTCAATTTTTCTATAACGCGCTATGCGGCGTGGTTTTTTGTAGCCTTTGGGTATTTTGTTTATTGTCTTATTTTGACGTTCTAACTAAATAAGGGGATAAACATGCAAAAATCAATGATCGCTAAATATCCTGGAAAATGCGCTATCTCAGGCGCTCGAATCAATCCAGGCGACGAAATAACGTTCGATACAGTAACCCGTAAAACATGGTTTACCGAACCAGGGGATTGTCAAATACTGGACGACGAATCTAACTATTTGGCCATTAAAACCCGAACTAATTCCAATTATGTCTCCAATGTTTATAACGTAGGCGGGCGCGAATACTATCGCAACAAGCGCGGGTTATGCATTGACGCGCCGTGTTGTGGTTGCTGTACGTCATAAGGGTTTTACATGATATACGCAACCCTAGCATTAATCCTACAAATAATACTTAAAAGAAAATAAACTACTAACCCGCTTCGGCGGGTTTTTTGTTGTGCAAAGTAAACTATAAATTTAAGCGCCTATAATGCATTTTTTATGCTCTATGCTATATAACCATTGACTGCCCATAAAAATGCGTTAAAAGTGGGTTTTATCGTGTTTAATCGCTATTCATTCGGGTAATTGTCGGTAGTTGACACAATAACTAAACCGATAACGTCCAGGTTCATATCTGGATTTAGTCCTAAATTGTGAAAATGCGCCGCCCACATTACCGCTATTCTAAAACCCTCGGTCATGTTACCGCCGCCGATTGTCTTCAGAATTTTATGTTCATTAGGGGTAAATTTAACGTTAAGCGCTTTTGTCTCGCGTTTTTCCATTGATGCAATCCCGCCAGTATTCGGCTATGAGTAACGATTCGGCTATGTTGATATCCTTTTTGCGTTTTAATGGTGCTGTAGGCCATAGCATCCTGGCTACATCTAATGCTTCCCCTTTATCGCTTGATAGATGAAAGTGCTTTTTCCACTTTTGAGGGCTTACCATGTGCAAAGGGTAGTTAGTTAACTCGCATACAGCCGTTATGACCCCAACAGCCCTACCAAATTGGAAAGTGCTTGCTACTCCTTGATTTGGCATTGAATGGACTAATTCGCAACAGATTTCAGCCCCTTCTTTTGGGTCTACCAAGCGGAGAATCATGTTTTTAAACACCATTGGCAGAATGTGCTTATCTTGGTGTTCAATCATAAAACTGTCTAGGTAATCCCCATTTGGGTCTAGAGCACCTACTGCGCCCGATACGCTACCTGGGTCTATACCGATGTATACCAAGATAGTTCTCCTTTTTTTGCCAATGTAATCAGTCTACTGCAATGTTGTTTACATATATTAAATTGCTTTGCAATGGTGACGACTTTTATTTTGTTGTTTCTTAGTCTAATCATTTCATCTAAGTCTGTTTTAAGGATTTTTGTGGATGGGTGTTTTTCTCTTGGTGCTGTTGCTATCCATCTTTGCGACCTGCCTTTGGCAACCCTGTCTGCTATGTTGTCTTGATTCGTGCCTAAAAATAGGTGATTTGGATTGACGCAAGGGCGGTTATCGCATTTGTGTAAAACATGAAGCCCATTGGGAATTTCACCAAAGTGAACTATCCAACTCAGCCTATGCGCCTGAATTAGTTTGCTTGCCCTGCCGCCAACTTTAGTTTGTCCATAACCAGTTGTTGAAATGTATGCTCCCCAAGGCCAACATTCCTCTATTGAACCCTTGATGCAATGACGATTAAACAGTTGTTCAGGGGTGCTAACGATTTTCCCGTTTTTAGATTTAATAGTCATTTCCAGAACCTTTTAAGCAAGTCTGTCGCAAAGTGCTTTTGATACTCTTTCGGTTCAGCCTTAGTCAGTCTACGGGGCTTCTGAGGTAAAACCCCTTTGTAAACCTCCTCCTTTGTCCTGAAAAGGGTAAAACACATATTGCACATTTTTCTGCGATATGTAAATTCCTCGTGTTGGATTGTCTCGGTAATCCTGTTTTT